GCTAATGCTTTTTCGTGTTCGTCTAACTTGATTGCTTCCGGGAACCTGTAAGGAGTTAAAAAGTCATCCAGTTCATCCTTTTCCTCTTGTGTAAACTGCCTCCATTCGCTTTTAGGGTGCTTACGGGCTTCGTATTGGCTTGATTGTTTCATTGACCTACGGTGTTCCATCCACATAGGCCAAAAGTCCTTAAAGAAAATAAAAGCCATGTAAAGAAATATGCAGACCAATACTGATGTTAAGAATGTTTCAGGTTTCATGGTTCAAGTATTTGGGTTAGTACTTTAATGTAGTTGCGTGAGGTTAGTTCGTGGCGGATGGGTTTATTACCATCAATTATACACCCTTCATGTTCTCCAAAATTAAAAGAGTTTCTAGTCCCATCATTTATCCAACAAAAATTATGGCGATTTTCAAAAGGATGCCAATAGTTTGTATTAATGAATCTTTTAATCAATCCACTCATCTGCAAGTCAGTTGCCAGTCTTGCCAACAGGTAAGGGTCTTTAGAGTGTACTACGGTGTATTGCATGGTTAGTCGTTTGAAAGGGTGATTGATCCTGTGAAGGGGGTGAAGCATTCATCTTCTGCCCATCTTGTAGCTGTATGACCTAAAGGCCAATTTGCTTCATAGTTTGCTTGAACAACTACGCCGGTTTTGTAAGAGGTAAATAAAACGACAAATTGTTTTTCTACGGCTCCGTCAGTTTTACCCAAATAAGGGTATTTTATTTTGGCTACCGGCGTTTTTTTCTCGTTAATTACTGCTTTCATTTTTGGTTAGGTTTTGTATTATGGAATAATGTGTGGGGGTTAATCCACGATTGCAGGACAAACATAAGACGGGGTTTTTATACTACCAAATATTTTATTAACTTTTTTCAAAATCTTTTTTTGTTTAGTTCAAATCAGTTTTGTACTTTCGTTTTATATAACCGAAAAAACAATGGTACAGAAAGAAAAAAAGACAGTACAGGAACAGGTCAAAGAAGCCCTTGATGGGAGAACCCAACGCTGGCTATCGTTTAGCATCCGTGTCCCGGAATCAGACTTATCAAAGAAAATGAAAGGTAAATCTGAGTTTACACAAGACGAAATTGACAGTATAAATACACTGCTCAATTCCCAAATCAAATTATCTTAATTCAGGCAGCATCCTCCCGGTGTGTGCCTTTTTTTTATTTCTACAAATGAAATACGCTGATAAACTCAAAAACCCAAAGTGGCAGAAAAAGCGACTTGATATACTTCAACGTGACGGTTTTAAGTGCCAATTTTGTAAATCAACAGAAAATACGCTTCATGTCCACCATGATTTGTATGCAAAAGGGCGGGAGCCGTGGGATTACCCGGATTCTATTTTTAAAACACTATGCTATAAGTGCCATTCAGTTGTTGAGTTTTTAAAAAAGCACGACAACGAATTTATTGCATTTGATGTATTATCATACGACTACGTTGATTTTTTACGCTATTACGCTTATTGCGGCAGTAATAGTAGTAATTGGTTTTTGTGCGTTGTTAAGTACGGTAATGATGATAAAATAGAACTTGAACACGTAATTCATCAAGACGTATTAGAATTTGTTTCAGATAAGTTAGAATCACTTAAAAACGTACTTTAAGATGGCTATTTTTAGGAAAATTCATACCCAATTTTGGAGCGACCCGTTTGTGCAAACACTTTCGCCTGAAAAGAAGTATTTCTTTTTATACCTGCTTACTAACGAAAAAACAAAGCAATGCGGGATATATGAGATAAGTAAAAGGCAAATTTCTTACGATACAGGATACACTATTGATACAGTATCCATACTGCTTGAATACTTTATTTCAGAAAAGAAAATCATGTTTTCTGATGTTACAAACGAGATTGCTATAAAAAATTGGAATAAATACAACGGCAACCCTTCTCCAAAAGTACAAAAACTTGTAAATGAGGAAATTGGGAAAATAAAAGATAATAAATTGATACTGTATTTATACCCTACGCATACAGTACCGATACATATTCCACAAGAAGAAGAAGAAAGAGAACAAGAAAAAGAAGAAGAAGTTGGTAGCGAAAAAGTCAAAGAGATTGCAAATCTTGTTTGGCAAGACCAAATTTGGAAAGAACAAATTTGTATGGGGCTTGGGATGAAAGTTGACGAACTTCAAAAATGGCTTGCCATGTTTAATTCAAGCGTAGCAAGCGATAGGGTTGCAAATTTTGATAAATCGTCCTACAAAAAAATGAGCCGTGGGTGGATTCAAAGGCAAAAGCAAAAGGGGATTGTTGTTGAAACAGGTTTATCAAAAACATCAACAGCACCGACCCTAACCCGTTTGTAACGCATTTTAAAGCGATTTAAGGCATGGAATTTAAAGATGATATAAACTACTCACTTAACTTAGAAAGGGCCGTGTTGGGCATCTGTACGCTTGTGGCGGGGTCTTTTGGTCGTGTGTACGGAGTTTTGGAGAAAGATTGCTTTTACAGCACCGGAAATCAGGTTGTTTTTGAAACAATCAGCGAAATGTTTAAAAACGGGCTTCCGGTAGACCTATTTACGGTTGTTGACCAAATTAAGAGGGTAAAAGGCATCCCTGTTTTAGAGGGGTACGATACTGCTTATTTTTGCGCAAGACTGCAAAATCATGTGGTAAATGACTTTCATTTAGAGTACCACTGCCACATTATCAAGACTTTATGGATGGAAAGGGAGATAGTAAAACTTACTCACGGTGGGGTTGGAAAATTGGATGGCAATGTAAATCAACAAATTAGGACAATTCAGGACAGATTATTTTCCCTTCAGACGAAAGCGGCTGAACACGATTGGGTGGATATGACACAACTTATGGTTGACCTTTACAAGCATCAGGAGGAAATGAAATTAACGGGTGGTGTAGGGGTTGTTACTGGTATGAAGTCTTTGGATAAGGAAAACGGCGGGTTTCAAAACGGTCAGTTGGTTGTTATTGGGGCAAGGCCATCCGTGGGAAAATCTGCTTTTATTGGTGGGTTGGCTATTGAAATGGCTAAAAAATCAAAGACGGTTGGGTTTATTTCCCTTGAAATGTCCAATACTGAAATAGCTGCAAGGTTGGCGGCATACGATACGGAAACCGACTTTAATGTGGTTTATCGGGGGCTTTATCGGGACATGAATGAAACCCACAAACTTTATGACCGCATAGCCCAATCCACATCAACTTTGCCTATTTACGTTTCAGATAAGACAAAAGTGAATATACCCGAAATAAGGGCGAAGGCTGAAAAGCTAAAATCATTACACGGATTAGATTGCCTGTTTATAGACTATTTGCAGTTGGTTAGTGCCGTTGGGGGTTCCTACACAAAGAACCGTGAAAATGAAATAGCTGAAATGAGTAGGGGTTGTAAGATAATGGCAAAAGAGTTGAATATCCCGGTAGTCCTTCTTTGCCAACTTAACCGGGAAGTAACAAAGCGTAAAGGGGACGATAGATACCCGCAGTTAAGTGATTTACGTGAATCAGGGGCAATAGAACAGGATGCTGACGTTGTTATGTTCCTGCACCGGGATTTTATGTCAGGGTACGAACATGATGAAAACGGCAATTCAACAGAAAGAACCGCTGATTTAGTCGTAAGGAAATGGCGTAATGGCAGAAGTAATTTTATTATACCCCTTGATTTTGACCCGCCAAAAATGAAGTTTACAGAACGTGATGCAAATAAAATAAGTGGGGTTGTTCCGGTGCAAAGTTTTTACGAATCAGATAATAAAACAGATAGTCCTTTTTAGTTTATGGAAACATTGGAAGTATTAAATAGTGAAACATTAATCAGGAGAAACAGGAAACCGCCGGTTGTAAGGGTAAGCTATGGCAGAGTTATTTTCAGCGTTGAGGCAGTAAGGGAACTTGGGTTAAAAGAAGGGGATAAAATTTCATTTGTTACTAACCCCAAAGACCACGATATTATTTATTTTAAGAAGGATGAAAAAGGGGTTCCGCTTGCAGTAGATTTTAATGGGCTTACCGGGACACGGTTAAGGATATGTTGCCGACCACTTGCCGAAAAAATACTTTCTTTTTTCTTATTTAAAAGTGCAAAAACATTTTCAGTAACAAATAACTTAGCCGATATGTACGGGGAAAAAATGTGGTTCCTGTTAAGGCTTGGGGTTCATAAACCTATAAAATGGCGAAAATGACAAAACAAACATTTTATGTTGAGCAAAACAACAAGGTAAGAAGTATTGAGGTACGGGTAGATACGGGGTATATAACGTTCCACTTTAAAAGCGAAGGTGGCCGGGAGTTTTACAGCATCCCAACAAAAAGTTGGGCAAACGATGAAGGTAAAACTTGGCATAACCACATGGCTGACAAAAACTGGTTTATCCCCGAAATGGCAAAATTCTTAGATGAAAATGCAGGTAGTAACTAATACCCAAAACAATGTGCTTTATTTAAGCTACGGGGACGGGAAGTACCAAAACCTATCCACCGGAGTAAGTGGACAAATTGATGAAAAAATATCCACCAAAATATTTGCACCTAACGTAGAAGCTACCTACTTTTGGAATGAATGGGAAGGGTTTGGGGATATGGTAAAACGATTGAATTTAAAAATTGATAAAACAATAAACAATGTATAAAACAATTCTATTAGGAAACATTGGTAAGGACTGTGTGGTAAATACGGTCAACGGCAAATCGGTAATTAATTTCCCACTTGCAAATAGCGAATCTTGGCGGGATGCACAAGGTAACAAGCAAGAAAAAACAAGATGGTTTGATTGTGCATTATGGAGGGACAATACAGCCATAGCCCAATACCTTAAAAAAGGAACAAAGGTTCTTTTAGAGGGACAGGTAGACGTAAAGCAATTCCAAAGACAAGATGGGACACAAGGGATAGGAATGACATTCAGGGTTTCTAATCTTACTTTACTTGGGGGAAATAAAGAGGGGTATCAGCAACCTGCGGGACAAGTGCAAAATGATGAACCAAATATTGGTAGTGAGGGGGAAGAAATTTTACCGTTTTAAAACCATAAACCATGTCAGACCAATTACCGTATAGCGAAAGATACCGCCTTATTAAATTAGGATTGTTGCCCAAAGAGGCAGTGGCAAAGCCCAAGAAGCGTATATCCCCCAGAAGTGAAAAGAAAAAGAAGGAATTAAATGAAGCAAAGGACGTAGTAACGGGGGAAACTGAACTTGTTAAGTGGTACAAGGGTAGGATGAAGTATATGGGCTATTCATGCAAAGAATGTGGGTGTAAGGTAGAAACGTCCGTTTATAAGTTTGCTATCCACCACATTTGTCACATACTCCCTAAGAGGGAAACTATGTGTCCTTCGGTTGCTTTGCATCCCCTAAATTTTATCACACTTTGCCAACACCACCACGACTTATTTGATAGTTACAGTTACGATGATAAGGGGTGGGCTGAAAGGGAGAAGTGGGCTTGTTGGCCGGAAGTACGGGAACGGCTGATAATGATGCACGATAGCATAGCCCCGGAAGAAATGCGTCACTTCCCGCAATCGGTGTTGGATTACATGAAAAAGAATGAACCATTTTAAAAAACTATATGGCTATTACAACAAATTTTAATGACATTTTGAAAAATTTTAATCCCGCTAAATGGGGTTCTATTGATGAATTTGAAGAATACTATTTAAGGCGTATTCAAGAAACAATGTCTGACACTAATTATTACACTGATAGGGATGGAGTTAAAAGAAGTATTGGATTTATTGACAATCATCCCAATCTTAAAGAGTATGAAGTTTGGAGTGAGGGTTATATGGCAACAGGGGAAAGTGGTAATGCTTATTTGGTAGGTAAGTGTTTTGCTCGAAATTTTGCTCAGGCTTGTGATATTGTAATGTGTAAAAATCGGTTAGAGTGGATAAATAAAGTTAATGACCCAACGTATTCTAAGTACAATCCACCTGAAAAATGGAGTTATGACCCACAAAAATTAACTGATTGGGCTTGCGCTTTATATTGGAGTAAAGAATTGGCTATAAAATCTTTTGGTTAAAGTTATGGCTAAGTGCGAAAAAAGACAGCTAACCAAAAGGGAAGCAGAGGGGGCTTTAAAACAAATCAAGCACCACAGAAAGCAAGAGAAGTACAGGAAAGAGTGCAGGATATACCACTGTCCCGACTGTAATATGTGGCACTTGACAAGTAAAGAAAATGAACCCCCGTCCCCTAAAATAGAACCCCTACCCGACTTTAAAAAATACATTGAATAGAATGTACTACTACAAGCAAACCCGTCAAAAAAAAGTACTATCAAAGTACCATAGACACCAAATAATATCGTTATTTTGTGCAGGGATGCTCCCATTTAACATAGCAGCTATTACGGGGTTTTCTGCGGGACAGGTGGGGAAGGCTTTGTATAATCGTAAAAAATAAGTTTTATGTTAAGAAGAATATTATTTATAGTGCTTTTTATTATATTTTTACCATTTAGTATATTGGCTTTATTTTTAGTAGTGCTAATTACTTTTACTATATCTCCGATAGTTTGGATTTTTACAGGGGATGTGGGAAAGGCTTTTTTTGAAATACCATTTAATGGGTTTACATATTGGCTTATATCCCTTCCATTTAGATTATCAGGTATTTCAGAATATTAAAATAAAACAATCAAATGAAAAAAACAATCATTGCACTTTTTGTAGTTGCATCTTTAGCTTTCGGTTATCAGTATTCGGGTAAATCCCTAACGGTAACTGCATCCGAAGAACAGTGGTCTTACCACTTTAAAAACATGGCTCAAATAAAAGAGATAGTAAACCAAAGTAACTTACCCCACCAACAGGTAGTCTTTGTTTTAAACTCATTGGATAGCTTGCAGAACCTTGCCTACCCACAATTACTGAAACAACTTACTGACACTGTTAAAACTAAAAAATAATGCCAATCAAAATAGATAAAATATACTCCGAACTTTCCAAAGGAAACCCGGAAGAACAGTACGAAGCCTACCTTCTTATAAAGGACTTTGTTCAAAAGTCCCTGTCAGCCCAACAAAAAGAGGTGGAAGAAAAGGCCAACGAATTGCAAAATAAAATTGACCGTTTAAGCGGAACCAATTAACTACTTTCTTAACTTTGCCAAAACAGTCAAAATCAACATGAAAATTATCCCCGTAGGCCAAAAAATATTGGTCAAGCCATTAGAAGCAAAAGAATCAAAATCAAGTGGTGGTATTATCATTCCTGAATCGGTTGCAGTAGCAGACCTTCGGGAAGCAGTTGTTGTTGAGGTTTCAAAAGAACTATCCCATAAATATACGGAAGGAGATATTGTTTTGTACCCGTCAAAATCAGGGTTGGGGCAGGAGTATAACGGGATTCTGCATTTGTGGTTACGTGAGGACATTCAAGAAATTTGGGGCGTGTCTACAAACTAAAATGCTAACGTGGAACGTAAGTACAAGATACTTTTTAAATATCCGAGTAGGTCAAGGAGAGAAAGATTTTTACAAGGGCTTGATAGCATCCTCGAAAATCTTTACGACCAAGATAACTTTCAGATACTTGTTACCGCAGATATTGACGACCCTGAAATGCGGGACTTGCCCCAATACGTTATTGACCACCCAAGAATAAGAGTACAGTACGGTATAAGTAAATCCAAAATAGATGCAGTAAACCGGGACATGGAATTTGCTGAACCCGATTGGGATATTGTGGTGGTAATGAGTGATGATTTCAGGATTACATTTGACGGCTTTGACGAAGTGGTTAGGGGACAATACAAAGAACATGGGCTTGATACCCTACTCCATATCCCTGACCAAGATGCAAAAAACTTACTTGCTACAATGTATATTGCTGGTAAAGACTTCTACAACAGATTTGGTTACATTTACCACCCGCAGTTCCTATCAGTATGGTGTGACAATTTAGTTCAGGACATAGCCCAACTATTAGGGAAGTACAGGTACTTCGATTGCACCGGATTAATCCTTCATCTTAACCCCGCATACGGTCATCTTGAAAGGGATGAAATGTTTAATGAACAACAAGGGTATTGGGAGCATGACGAAAAACTATACAGAGAGATACGGGAAAGAGGGTACGATTTACATTTAATCAATACAAAATAATGAGAAAGTCAATCCATGACGGGCTTAACCCCGCAAACCAGGAAGCAGAAAACATTTCCTTCAAAACAAAAACAGACACCTTTGTAACCAAAGAAAACATTGGTGGGTTAAAGTATGTTGTTTACACAAACAGACACTCTATCCCCGAAGGTGCAAAAGTCCTTTCCATCTACTCAAAAGGGAACAAATTGGATTCAATGCCGGAAGAAAAACCAGTAGTTATTCCGCAGCGTCCCCCACAAATAGAACCCGTAAAACCCGCTGCCCAGGAACCCGCAAAAGTTGAGGAAACAAAGGTTGAAAAAAATGAACCTGAAAACTGATGCAACCGCTACTTACCATACTAATCCCAACAGTTGTTGGTCGGGAGGCTGAATTTGACAAGCTGAAGGGTAACATTGACTTACAGTGTGCGATATTGGGTGGGTATGACGAAGTTGAGATTTTGTCCCTAAAAGACAACAAGGAAATAACAATAGGGGAAAAGCGGGAAAGGCTTTACGCTATGGCTAACGGGTTGTTTAGTTGGATGATAGACGATGATGATAGCATATCCCCGGATGCCATACAGACTATCTTAGCGGTAATTAAAGACAACCCCAATATACCGTGTATTACATTTCGGGAAAACTGCATGATGAATGGGGAGTATAAGTCAAGTAACCACAGTATAAAGTACGAAAAATGGGCTGACAATTTTGACGGTTACGACTATGTACGATGCCCGTTTTACAAAGACGTAATAAGAACCGACATAGCACAATCCGTACCCTTTGAATATGTTCGATATAACGAAGATGAAAAGTTCTCAATGGCTATAAAGCCGTTATTGACAGATGAAGCACACATAGACAAGGAGATTTATTTTTATATTTACGAACCAAAAGATACACACGAAGAAAGATATGGACTTAGTAAATAAAACTGCCTGTATTATTAGCGTAGGGGTTGGTGGACACTACGGGGTAGGAGTTGACCGACTTGCTAAATCAATCAACTTTGTTGGTTGGGGTGGGGACACTATATTTTGGAAAGACTACCCGGAAGGATGTCCAGTACATGAAGGCGTACATCAGTACAACTTTAAAGTGTATGCTTTTGAGGAAGCATTTAGACGGGGGTATAAGGTTGTGGTTTGGGCAGACGCAAGCCTATTTTCCGTTGAAAACCCGATGCCGCTATTTGATTACGTTAATGAGCATGGGTTATACTTCTTTAAAAGCGGGTATTCCCTTGCAGAAACAGCAACAGACAATCTTTGCAACTATGCGGGGGTATCAAGGGAAGAACTTCTTGACGTATCTGAGTTCGCAACAGGGCTTATTGGGATAAACATAGACAACCCATTTGGTAAAGAGTTTTTTGAGAATTGGAAACAATACATGATTGATGGAATGTTTGGTGGGAACCGTGTTTATGACCCGCAGGATAGCCAACACCCGTCCTTTAAGTTCTCACGCCAAGACCAGTCTGCCGCCTCAATGATACTTCATAAAATGGGGGTAAGAACAGCGGGCGAAACACTTGACTTTTTAGCATATAAAGGAACAAATTATAATAAAGACAAAATCATTTTTTTCGTAGGAGGATTGTAGTATTATGCCAACAGCAGTTATCAGCACAACGTATGACCCTAAGTATCTTTGGTATTTGCCAATTACAACATGGGTATGGAATAAGATGGGTTTTAAGGTGGTTTGTTTTTCTCCCAAAGATGAATCAGTCCCGCCAATGTTTAATTTAATCAATCAAGTTCAAGATGAAGTAGGATTAAATCAAAAACATAGATTTTTTGAAGCACCCAAACATAAACAAGCAACTTACGCACAGTGTAGCAGATTGTACGCAGCAGCACTTGATTTACCCGAAGATGAAACGCTTGTGGTTTCCGACATTGATATGCTTGTTTTAAACACAGACTACTTTTTGCCCGCAGCAGATGGGATCATTGATATTTATGGGGCTGACCTTGTTCCCCCAAGCCAATACCCAATGTGCTATGCAGTTGCTAATGTAAAAACATGGCGACAATTAATAGGAGAAGGAACCCTGCAACAACACCTTGACCGTCTTTTAGGTGGTATAGAATGTGAAAATATGAGGGGTAACTATTGGGCTACCGACCAAGAAAATTTGTATAACCTTATACACTCAAATGACGAAGTAGACTACCGATTACACAACAGGGCAAAACCCGGAACCCAATTCGCTACACAGCGTTTGGATAGGGACGACAGCTTTATTCTTGACCGCCTTTCACCTGACATTTGGGATTACCACATGAACCGTCCGGGTTACGAACCCCAAAACTTTGAAAAGATAATGGCTATACTTAGTTATTACTTCCCGCATGAAGATTTATCTTGGATTGAAGAATACAATGAGAAATTTAAACAGTTGTTATGAGTAGTTGGATTAAAAAGTTTGAAGCTATTGTAGAATATGAAATGGCAAAATCTCCAACAAGAGAAATTGACGACATTAATATTTACATGGGTTATGGGGAGTACATGGAGTTTGGTAAGGAGTTTAAGTTTAACCCAAACGATGCGAATTATGATGTAGATACCATTATGTTTATGGGGGTTAAATTCTTAATACATAAAGTTTATAATTTATGAACATAGAATTGGTTGAGTGGCAGAAATTGTCAGATAAAAATGGCCTTTGTTATCCGTGGTGGACGCACCCGTTTCTTGAAGTAATAGAAGGATGGGATTTATCCAACAAGTATATGCTTGAATTGGGGGCAGGATTTGGGACAGCGTGGTTAAGGGATAAGTGTAAGTGGGTGGATAGCGTTGACGCTTCCCCTGAATGGGCTGAAAGGGCTGAACAGTATTGCCAATACCACGATAAGTTAAACGGTCAAATATCTTGTGAACTCATTGCTGACGGGGTTGAAGGTGGGTGGGGGCAGTACAAAAAGCTAATCCCCGAAAATGTGAAGTATGATGTTATTTCTATTGATGGGATTTACAGGGTGGAATGTATCGAATGGGCATTGGAGCATTTTAAAGGACGGGGTGGGATAATGATAATTGACAACTTAGATCAGGATTTTGTTTTTATATCCCCAAAAGCAATGGAACTTATCGAAGGGATTGAAGGGGAAGTTTTCATTCAGCCAAACCACACCAATCACGAAGGTAAACCGTGGAATACTCGTTATTATAACATAAAAAAATGAATTTTAATACATGGTAAGCATTATATGTAAAGAGTGCGGAATTTCTTTTAGCGTCAAAAATAACAGGGCAGAAACAGCTATATTTTGCTCAAGAAGATGTTTTAGATTGAACACTAACTACAAAGTAATTAAAGGGATAAAAAACAATTATTTAACTTTAATTAAAGAGGTGGATAGTGAAATTCAGTCGTCTTATGGTAGACGACAGTTAATAAGAAAAGTAGAGTGTTTGTGCGATTGTGGTAATACTATTACCACAAGGTTAACTTCTTTTAGAAGTGGGTATGCAAAAAGCTGTGGGTGCATAAAGAAAATTGGTAGGCACGACAAGGGTTTAACTGCATTGAGTAGACACCCACTACACAGGGTTTGGTCTAATATGATTCAAAGGTGTACAAATAAAAACAGTAGTTCATATAAACATTATGGTGCTAAAGGGGTATCTGTTTGTAAAGAGTGGATGGATTCATATAAATCATTTTATGATTGGGCTATTAAAAATGGATGGGAACATGGACTTCAATTAGATAAAGATACTTGTGGAGGATTTTTGTATAGTCCTGAAACTTGCATTTTTTTAACTGGTACAGAAAACGCAAATATGACGAGCAGGAATAGGGTTTTTTATATTGACGGTCAAAGATACACTATGCAGCAGCTTTGCAATAATTATAACATAACCAGAACCGCCGTTGATAAAAAATTGAAAAAAGGGGAAAGTATAGAAACTGCTATAATAAAGAAAAGGAAATGACTGTAAATATTATCTTTGATTCAAGAAGGCAGGAAAAGTATGACCCACTTATTTTTGAATTGCAAACACAGGGAATTTATGATTATAGAATATGGCCATGTTTGATTTATCCAGATGTTGTCAAAAGTATAAATGCGTCTCATAAAATGATAATTAAAGACGCTTTTTACAACAATCTCCCAGAGTGCTTTTTAATGGAAGATGATTGTTGTTTTCCAGCATCAGATGGGTGGCAGTATTTTTTACGCAATAAACCCGACCCAAGTGAATATGACCTATACCTTGCAGCAACTTATATCCCTACGAATCCACCAAAGCACGTATGCGGGTTTCACCTTTATTCCGTAAGTGCTAAGTTCTATGAAAGGTTTTTATCCGTACCCGATGAAACTCATATTGACACAGCAATGGACGACCTTAAAGGGGACTACAAGTTTTGCTATCCGTTTGCAGCCCTGCAACGTCCGGGGTTTTCAGCAAACAATATGATGCAGGTAAACTATAACAGTTGTTTAAAAGATGAAGATGTTTATGGGGGGCTTCCAAAATGAGTAAAGACTACATAACCTTTGAAGAACAAGACCCGTTTGGTAATAACGAAGTATTTATCCTTCAAAAAAAATTCCCGCACTTTTGCGGTAAGCTGTCCGTTAAACCTGAAACAAATTGGTATCAACCCGTACATGGATATAATCTTTTTGTTTCTTATGCCGGAACCTTGCAAGGGAATGTTTACCCAACTTATCGTGGGGCTGATGAAGAAATTGCAGGTGTTCTTTTCGGGATGGCATCATTCGTACTTGATGAACGGATAAAAGGAAAACGATTTTTTGACAAATTCAAAGTAAATAAAGATGAAGTTCAGACCACCGCTTAATAATGTCATAGTCCAAATAAAGACAAAGTATATACGGAATATGAGTGATATACTTAGGATTGCCGCTATTCAGCAACATTCATCCGTAGACCCGTCCGACTATTGTAACATTTATGGGATGGTGGTAGCCCTGCCAATGCAGATAGCACCCACAAGGGATTATAAGGGCTTTGTAGCGGGGGATATTCGGATTGGGGACGTTGCCATATTCAGTTCGTCAGTGGTCGCAGAAATGGCCCAAACTGACCCTGAAGCAGCCCCTATCTTCAAGAACTCTTTTTGGTGGGACGGGCAGGAGTATTGGGTATGCGACATAACCCGGATATATGCAGTTGTGCGGGCAGGAGAAATCCGTATGCAGAACGGGTATGTTATGGTAGAACACATTGAAAAGCAGCCCAATATTTTCCTGCCCGCCCACATCAAAAAGTCAATCCGTACCACAAAAGCAATCCTTACCCAAATAGGACGGCCAAAATCAGGGGAGAAAGGGATAGATTGTGTTCCTGGGGATGAAGTGTACTTTAACCCCAATATCATAGTCACCTACCAAATCCCTGACCCCGAAACCAAAGAACCAAAAGAGTTTGGGGTATTGCAGCAAAAACACATTTTGGGGAAAGTTGGATAAGTTGTAACTTAGTAAGGAATTTCTTCATAGGATAAGGTTTAGGTACGGCCTCCGTTTACACGGGGGCTTTTTTCTGACCGTCAATGGGACTGGACACATGGAACAAAAAGTTGTCAATGTGACAATTAGTAGTTAATTTTGGGGGCAAAATAGGCTCCCCGTGACTATACAAGAGGTTGTAGACTACCTGAATTTCTTTATTAATAAAAAAACTGGTGCGTTTCTAACCATTCCTGAGTGCATAGAAGCACTTGATAGGGGACAATTAGCATTATACTCAGACCTTAAAGCACGATACGCTACTTCCCAATACGTTAAAGACGCACTTTCTCCCTTTCGTCAATCCTATAATTTTACCACAGCCATTTCGGGGAATGTAGTTGTTCCTTCCAATCTTAGTTATCTTGACCTTTTGGATATTCAGATATACTTCTCCCTGTCAAATAGGACGCTTTACGCCCCTGTAAAATTGGTGAATGAAGATGAAAGGGCTAACCGACTGAACTCGCAGCGTGACCCCGTAACGGCTACAAGCCCTATCGGGGAACAAATAGGGGAAAGAACATTTAGGCTTTATCCTGCGGGGGTGTATAACGGAAACGTAACCTTTTTAACCCGCCCAATTAAGCCGGTATTTGCATATACGGTTATTTCAGGTAGGGTTATAGTGTATGATTCAGCTAATTCAACACAGCTTCAATGGCGTGAAAGTGAGATTAATAGCGTAGTTTTTAAGGCTTTACAGACATTGGGTATTAATCTTTCCGCAAATGAAATAGCTGAATGGGGAAACCAAAAGTCACAACAAAATTACATGGGGGAAAATAGATCATAATGGCTATACTGACACTCAAATATATTGTTGACGGTGCTTTTGGCCTTATTGAAGGGGGCGACCCCGCAGCGGCTTCAAGTATATCTTTTGCTGACCTCAAAGCATCAGCCGCCGCAATTATAAATAAATTCCTCAAAACTGAGTATTTAACCATAAATGCAAAGATTGGGGAAACAATACAGAACGGAACCGTATTAGGGCTTTACGAAAACATTGATGTGGTTCAGTACGGTGGGGGACGTAGTAAGTCTACCCTTCCCGCAAAGCCACTCAACCTTCCCCGGAACATGGGGGTATTTTCTGTTTTCTTAATGAGTGACCCATCAAAAGAGTTTATTCCCCTGCAAATGGGGCAAGCAAACCTTTTGAAGTCCCAACCAATGATTAATGACCTTTTAGGTCAGATAGGATTTGAGGTGTTCGGGAACGAAGTGGTTTACACCAAAGACCTGACACAATTATTTCAAGGGGAGAAAGTAGCCATGCGGCTTGCTATCCTTGACCCATCACAGTATGGGGAATATGACCCACTACCGCTACCGCCTGAATACGAATGGGATATTATCAATGAATTGGTTAAGGTTTATAGCCAACAACCAACACACGATAAAATTGTGGATAGCACACAAGAAGAACTTAAAGGTATTCCGGTTAATCAACAAAAACAGCCTTCATAAGATATGGAATACGCAAATATTGATATGATAGTTAGGCGTACTCTTTTGGAAAGAGGGTTGCCGCCTCATTACTACTTGGAGTATTTGTTACATGCAACTGCGGCTTTAAGAGAGTTAGCCAAAGACACTCTTAAAATTGTAAATAGTGTCCATCTTAAAGTGAATGATTATTATGCAGCAGAGCTGCCATCGGATTACAAAGATGAAGTTGGTGTATTTTCTCCCGTTGGCGGTATGCTTAAACCAATAGCAAAAAGAAGCAACCTAAACCCGCTTCGGGTTCACAATGAAACTACGGGTGCTTTTGAGGCAATGTCAGAAAACACAAATTTAAATTCATCCGTACTTAACTTCTTGGGTGTCAATACGTCCGTGTTCTGGTTTTGGAATGTAAACGATTGGGGTGAAAATACCGGAAAGTATTTTGGGTCAAGGGGCGGTTCGTATCAAAATGGGTATCAGATATTCCCTGAAAGAAGGCAGATACAGTTTACTGGTTCATTGGCCGGTTCTGATGCCATTCTAATGTATGTTTCAAATGGGCAGTCAATAGATAATGCTTCGCAAGTTCCGTGGGATTCATTTGCGACTATTCAGGCTTACGAAGATTGGAAGGCAAGCCCTAATTCAGCATTTAAGGATAGCCCGGAAGCGAGAACCTATTACAATGAACGTAGGCTTTTACGTGCAAACCTAAACAACCTTACAGAAAAAGATATTATCGAAATTGTGAGAAACGGATATACAGCAGCAATTAAAAACTAAACATAAAAAATGGCAACGTATAATTTCACAAGGATTTCAAATGTGGTTCGCTTGTCGGTGGATGGGGGAACACCCCGCCTGTTTA